TGCGGCCGAGACATCCGGTACGGGTTTTGTAAGCCGTCAGCAAGCAGAAGTCGATCCAGAAGGGCTGTAGCCGGCCCTGTGGGCCACGCTGAGCCACGAAAACGTCTCCCTAGGGGAGCTATATGGGTCGAACTGTCTCAGAGCCTCTGAGAGGCTCTAGGTCTACTGTAAAACGACTGTAAAAACGTGACCTAGGTCACTCATATTACGGTGAGCGACAAACTCACACGTACTTATATAGTGAGGGGCTAAGGCCCCTCACCTAAGCGGCGCAGCCGCGCCGCTCGATAGAGCGCGGACGCGCTCTGAAAGACCGCCTTCGAGGCGGTCATCAATTCAAGGATGAGATCTCACAAAGATCTCAGCCCTTCGAGGGCTTCGATCAATCAATTGAGAGCCCCTTGCGGGGGCTCTAGAAGGTTTCGGATCTTTGGATCCTCAACCGTAATAAGGCCGCGTCGCGGCCTGAAGTTAAGGCCGCGCCTGAAGCGCGGCCTAGTAGGGGTAGTTCACTCGATTTTATCAGGAGATAAGGTGCCAAGAACTCGCTCGAGCGACTCTTGGGACACCAAACCCGGAAAGTTCGACACGATGAACTTCCGGTGGAGGTTCAAATCCTCCACCGAGCAAGGTATTCCCGACCTTCAACCTACCGATTTCATCCCAGAGTGCTTAGCGGCATGGAATATGCCGCGTCATCGAGATCACGCCGCCGAGAACGGCGGCGCTCTCCACTTCTACCTTGACGACTACAGGTTTGAGACAGCCTGGTCTGCTCCAGAGAGGCTTCTCCCTCGTGTGCTGGCAGTCGGGGCGTCGTTAACGCCCGACTTCAGCGTGTGGAGGGATATCCCTCGAGCTTCCCAGATCTGGAACACCTACCGCAGCCGTTGGTGCGGCGCGTTCTGGCAGTTGCACGGCGTCCAGGTGATCCCAACCGTCGGTTGGGGAGCTCCTAACACATACGACTTCTGCTTCGACGGGATACCGGAAGGTTCAGTCGTTTCGGTGTCCGACGTTGGGATGAAAAACGTCGAGCTGGACAAAGCTCTGTTTCGGCAGGGTATGCGCGAGCTCGTCGACAGGAAGCGCCCGAAGGTGATTCTCGCGTACGGGCGGCTGCGCTACTGCGACTCATTAGACCTACCCGACGTTCGTGAGTATCCGACGTATTGGGACAGACGTAGAAAGCAGATTTCCGAATGGGAAAACGAGGAGGAGCCCTCGGAGGAGGTGGAGCAGGGGCCGGGTCCGGTTCTGCTGGACTTCCCGGCGCGGGAGGTGCCGGCGGTGGGGGCGGCTCCAGCAGCAAAGGCGGCTCCAAAGCGACTGGCTCGGTCGGAACCGGAGGGGTAACTAGCCCCGGAGGCGGGGGCTCTAGTGGAGGCGGTGGGGGCAGCTCTACGACGGTCAACCAACAGCCGCTCCCTCCGATCTACAAGCCAACTTTTGACACGTCGAAAGTTGTAGTTAAGCCAGGGACAGTCCACATGCCTAACCGGTTGCAGCCGGATCTGGAAGCGGTCATCCCCTCTGCGGCTGTCCCAGACTGGAACGCGCCGTTAGGGTCTTCGAACAACCCGCACGTCTTTGAGAAAGACAACCAGATCGACTGGGCCACCTTCGGTGCTATGCACACAAACCAGGACAAAGAAGCGTGGGATAGCGCTGAAGCGTTCGGCCACACGAAAAGGTACACAGAAACCACCAACCCCTATAACAAAGGGGCTGCGGGGCAGGACACTAAAGACACGCTAGGGTTAGATGCAGCCTTCCGCGACTCAGCTGTGAAAGAGATCGAAGAATGGGTTGTTCTTGCCAGCTCCCAGGACGCGGGATTCTTCGCAGCCCTGGCCGGGGTTAGCGTCCCAGACCCTGCTACAGGGACCGGTGCGTTTAAATCGTTTGACCCGGCCTCTCTGATCGGGGGGCCGAGCAAGAACAACGGCGGCAAAGAAGCGCTTGAGCAGTTGCAGGGCTTGATCGGCGAGGAGTTCGTTTACACGAACTTCATGTCAACCGCGATACCTAACGACAAAGAGTTCTTGTCGTATTCAAGACCTATCAGGGTGCTGGTCAGGGTTCCACCGGGATCGAAAGCGCTGTATGTGTCTGGAAACCCGAAAACCCTCAACGAAAACCCATACGGTGTCACAAAGCAAAACCCGATATCGTACTTTAAAGACGGGGAAATGGAGATGGTGTTGCCGAGGAAACAGACCTTACGCATTGTAGATGTCGTAAAAAGCTTGTCACCGAGCAATACCTACACAATTGACGTAATCGTAGAGGTGGTTGATCAACCTAATGTATAGGCACACAACACCAGTTCCGCTGAAATACGTGATCAACGACCTGGACCCTATCGAGTCCGTACCGCTCATCAACCTCGAGCAAGAAGCGGAAACGGTCTGGGGCGACTACCCCGGCCAGAGGTCGGGGGCTGGTCGCTACACAGACATCTACAAAGGTGATGTCCCCGTTGGGCGGCTGTGGGAATCCTCGACAGCAACAGGGTTGCTTCATGTGTCGTTAGACGGCGTTGATGACGACCACACATCTGAGTTAGAGCACTGGAATGCGGCCATGATGATAAGGCTTGCTTTCCACCTTGGGATGCCTGCGGGACAGGCGTTCAACTACGTTCTCAACAGCTACGAGCATGCACCTGTGGTAGAGACAGGGAGCTTAGAGAACATCAACGACCCTGCCGTTGACGCGCTCTACTACCGGGATCGCTACGACCCGGAAGACGACTACATCTGGTGTAAGGAGATGCAGTAGACGGTGGGGTGGGAGACATCCCGCCGCCGATTCAGACTGCCAGATAACTGGCAGGAGATTCGCCTACCTGTGTTGCGGGACGCGGACTGGATCTGCGAACTGCGGTACGAAGGCGTCTGCACGGGAACGGCGTCGGAGGTCGATCACATCAACCGTGGCGACGACCACTCTCGCGGAAACCTGCGAGCGGTGTGCCACAGGTGTCACGCGAAGAAATCATCCGCAGAGGGCAACGCCCGAAAGCGGGAATTAAGAGCCCAGCGGAAGCGATCCGAAGAACGCCATCCTGGGCTTCGTTGACGCGGGCCTGGAGCCCGCTCTAGACCCAGGAGGTCGAATGGGCGTCAGAGGCCCGATCGGTAAACGAGACGAAGAGCGGATTCGCAGGAACATCCCTGAGAACCCCACCGACACGATCCAGATGATCGGCACGGTGAAAATCCCCGAGCTTGGTGACGTGAGCCATCTCGGTGAGACGCATCCGCTCATCGATGAGATGTACGAGTCGATCAAGGAGTCGGCGGCTGTCAAGTATTACGAGCCGACCGACTGGCAGTTCGCACGCATGACTCTGTACGTACTCAACCAAGAACTTATTGCGGCCCAGCACAACGGCAAACCCGTTGGGGCCATGAAGTTGACTGCTATCAACCAGATGCTCTCCGCGCTGCTGCTGACGGAAGGTGACCGACGACGCGCTCGTCTCGAGATCGAGCGAGCCCCAGCCGATTCCTCTACTGGGAAAGTCCTCGACGTAACCGACATGCTCAGGCAGCGCCTCGCCTCAGGCGGGTCTGGAGGGTGACTGGTCCCCCGGAGGGCGGTTCAGAGCTCCGCTCCCCCCTCCGGGGTTGACATTCTCAGAAAGGAGCCCGTGTGGCGACTATCGGCCTTGATTTGGCCCAGGATCAGTTGATCTTGCAGAAGGGCCGCGATTTCCGGTGGCAGTTCCAGCACGTCGATGACGCTGGATCCCCCGCGAACTTCCCTGCGGGCTCGCTGTATTTCGAGTTTGCGACCGCACCTGTCACGACGTGGACGTTCCAGATCACTGGAGCTGACGCGGCGTTGAAGGTGGAGTCTACGGCTGTTGATCTGATCCCTGCACGCACTAGCTGGCAGTTGGTGTTTCGACCTGCCGGCGAGGCCGCTGGCGGGGATCCGGTAGCTCGCGGAACGGTGTCGGTGCAGGAGTGAGGCTTACAGGTAATGGAAACACAGGCAGTCTCATCGTCGGGGATGCGTCCCGACCCGTCGAAAAGATCATTTCTGCGGGCCGTCCTGGTCCGCCTGGCGCTACCGGAGCGACGGGTGCCGTTGGCGCTACAGGCGTTGGCTCCACGGGAGCTACCGGACCCGTAGGCCCAGCCGGGGCCACCGGTGCCACCGGAGCCACCGGTTTGACTGGTCCCGTGGGAGCCACCGGAGCCACCGGTTTGACTGGCGCTGTTGGTGCCACGGGACTTACCGGAGCGACCGGCGCTACCGGCTTGACGGGCGCGACTGGCCCCGTCGGGGCCACGGGTTTGACTGGAGCAACCGGTATCACGGGCGCGACCGGCCTCGTCGGAGCGACCGGACTTACCGGAGCTACCGGTTTGACTGGAGCCACTGGTGCTGTCGGAGCGACTGGCCCTGTTGGCGCGACAGGTGTCGCAGGCCAGGCCGCGAACATCAAGGGAAGTCTGGCGTCGTACGCCGCTCTTCCTGCCACCCCGCCCGACGGTGACGCGTATCTGCTGCCTGACGGCAAGCTGTACATCTTCCGCACCGGGACGGGGTGGCCTGCGAACGGTGCTGGTGTCCAGTTCACGGGTGCTACCGGCGCAACCGGGCCTACCGGCCTGACGGGCGCTACCGGCCCCGTGGGTGCGACTGGGCCTACGGGTTTGACCGGTGCCACCGGTCCTGTTGGTGCTACCGGCTTGACCGGCCCGACAGGGGCGACAGGCCCGGTCGGAGCTACCGGCCTGACGGGACCGGCGGGTGCCACCGGACCTGCTGGGCCGTCTACGGTTTCTGATGCGGTGTTCACGCTGCAAGACGATGTGGATGCGACGAAGCAGGCGCGGTTCCAGCTTTCGGCCATCACCACCGGCACCACCCGGACGTACACGCTACCCAACGGGAACGTGACCCTGGTCGGTGATGCGTCACCGACGCTGACAGGCACTACCTCGTTGCAGACGGTGTCGCCGCAGGCGTTGAACGTGTCTTCCGTTGGCTACCTGGGTATGCCGTCGAACTCGCAGTCGGCTGCGTATACGCTCGTCGCCGCCGACGCGGGGAAGATGATCCTGCACCCGTCCGCTGACAACAACGCCAGGACGTTCACGATCCCGGCGAACGCGTCTGTCGCGTTCCCGATTGGGACTGTGGTGACTTTCGTCAACGCGATCAACACGGTGACGATTGCGATCACCACGGACACGATGACGCTGGCCGGTACTTCGACTACCGGTTCGAGGACGTTGGCCGCGAACGGTATTGCTACCGCGATCAAGACGGGTGCCACTACCTGGCTGATCTCCGGGGTTGGTTTGACGTGAGCGGCGTACTTCACGGCGCTATCGCCTCGTATGCGTCTTCTATCGTCACGTCCAATCTCGTTGTGCATCTGGACGGCAGGATTTCAGCTTCCTACCCAGGCACAGGCACTAACTGGGCCAACCTCGCAGGAGCAGGCAACACCACCTTGGTGAACTCCCCGGCGTTCAACGCGTCGGACGGTAGTTTCACCTTCAACGGCAGCAACTACGCGACGATGGCACGCCCAGTCGCCGTCGATTTCACTTTGTCATGCTGGTTCAAGACAGGAGCCATCCAAGGCGGCGGTGGTGACTGGTGGCAAGGGTGCGGCCTGCTCGATTGCGAAATGCCCGGCGATCAATTGGACTTCGGTATGTCGATGTTGGGGGGAAAGCTCACGTTCGGCTTCGGCGGTCTTACCGGCGGTCCTCCGACGTGGAAATCAATTCAGAGCGCCGGAACGTACACCGACAACGTGTGGCGACACGCGACAGCCACACGCGTCAGTTCTACCGGCGCAATGGTGCTCTACGTCAACGGAACTCAGATCGCCACTGGGACTGGCAACCAGACCGGGACAACGCTGAACTCAGCTCCCAACCTGACAATCGGCTGCCTTCAGACGCTGTCCAACTACTTCGATGGCGGGATCGGAAAAGTCCTCATCTACGACAGGGCGCTTTCAGCCACCGAAGTGGCAAGGAATTACACGGCCACCCGTGGGCTGTTCGGAGTCTGATCACAATCAACCAAGGAGGGGCTTGTGCCTGACTACATCAACCCCAAGCTCCCCAACCGGGTGATCGTCGTGACCCGCGACTGCGACCGGTCTATCTCCATCCGGCGGCGCGACCCGGTGACCGGCGACCCGGTCGATTGGGGAGCGGATGTCGAGGTGTTCATCAAGATCGACATCGACCGGAACTCCCCGACGCGGGTGACCGGGACGGTGGACGGTTCTCTGGCGACGATCCGTATGGAGTCCACTCTGCTGGACACCGTTCGTAACGGCACCACCTGGCGGGTGATCATGTCCCAGCCGGGTGTGCCACGGTTCGAGACCGCTGTGATGGTGGGCACGTTCGAGCGGAACGATGGCAAGTGAGCGATCTCGTTTTCAACGTCGCCGTCGAGGCTGAAGAGATCGACGCGGTTGTCGAGGAAGCTACCGTCGCTGCGCTGTTGGTGGTCGGACCTACCGGCCCGCAAGGTGTTCCAGGCCCAGCCGGTGCTACCGGCGCTACCGGCCCTCAGGGGCCGCAAGGGGCTACCGGCGACACCGTAGGTATCCCTGGTCCGACCGGTGCGACGGGTCCAGTCGGGCCTGCCGGTCCTACTGGCCCTGTCGGCCCCGCAGGGGCCACCGGAGCTACCGGTCCTGCTGGCCCTCAGGGAGCCACGGGCATCACCGGCCCTGCCGGTGCCACGGGTCCGGTAGGCGCTACAGGCGCACAGGGTTTGACCGGCACGCAGGGTTTGTCCGGTCCCGCTGGAGCTACCGGTGCCACCGGGCCTCAGGGGGCTACAGGAGCGACAGGACCGCAAGGGCCGCAGGGAGCTACCGGGGTTACCGGCTCTGTCGGCCCAGCAGGAGCTACCGGCCCGGTAGGGCCGGTCGGAGCCACCGGACTTACCGGTGCCACCGGGGTGACAGGGGCTACCGGCCCTGTAGGGGCTACGGGGGCTTCCGGCCCACCGCAAGTGTTCGTTCAACAGAGTGACCCGGAGGTCACTAACCCGACCGTCACCGGACCCGCCGTCTGGTATGTCCTCGACGGATTGGGCAACGTCGTAGGGAAGAAGGTGCGAGTGTGACGTGGGTTGGTGTCGGTGGTTTGAGCGCAGGCGACACGAAGCCGACGAACGGGCAGGACTACCTTCCGGTTCGGCAGTTGCCCGGTAAGGATGTTTGGCGCACTACGTTCTCTAACGCGGTGTCGAACGGTGTGGACACCTACTACTGGGATCTGATCCGCACTGGCTCTGGTCAGACGGTGAACCAGACCGGTGGCAACCTCGTTGTCACTACCGGTACTACGGTTAACGCCGAGACGATCATTCGGTCGAAGCAGTCTTGGCAGGCGTACACGTATGTCATGTCCTGGGCTGCACTGCTGTCGCAGCGTATCGCCAACCAGAACTTCTTCGTGGAGTTGGTTGACGTTATCGGTGACGGGCTGGCGTACACGATCAACTCAGCGACTTCGGTCACGGTCACGTTCCCAACTACGAATCCGTTCACGTCGGTGAACGTCGGCCAGGCTATGTACCTGGGCAACATCACGGGTGCTGCCGGTTTCCCTATGAGGGCTGCTATCGCGTCGGTGTCCGGGTTGACGGTGACGTTCACGGTCGCAGGTTGGCCGGCTTCTGGCAGCGGCACTTTGTCGCTGTTCGGGTGGAATTACCATCAGGTGCTGTATGACGGTACTACTGCCACCAGCACGAAGTATGACGCTCAGCGTAAGGGCTTCAACTCCGGGTTCACCACGGCGACGATCAACACAACGGCTTCGCCAGGGCACTTCGGGCAGGTCTTCCAAGAGGAATCTATCGCCCTGTTCTCTGATGCGTCACCAGCTTCGGCTACGACGTTCCAGACAACGCAGCGTGCTTCACGGTTGCAGAACCTGCCGAATAACGAACCCGCGTTGTTCTTCCAGATCCGGGTGTTGAACGGTTCTACCGCCCCAGCTTCGACTACCACGTTCACGATGAACTTCACCGCGATGGAGCTTGTGTCTGTCACGCCGGTTGTGGTGGAGAACGCTTCCCAGGTTGGTGCGGGTGCTGCTATGCCGGTCCAGGTTATGGGCGGCTCTGCGTTGGCTACGCAACCGATTTCGGGTTCGTTGACTACGGCTGGCACTACAACGAATACGCCTGCTGCGCCGACGAACTACAACGTGGTTTCGGCTGCTAGCACTAACGCGGCTGTGGTTAAGGCCACGGCGGGTTCGCTCTACGAGTTGACGGTGTCGAACGTGACAGCCACCCCGATCTTCGTGAAGTTCTACAACAAGGCGACTGCACCAACGGTGGGCACTGATGTGCCGATCCTGACGGTTCCTGCTGCCGCTAACACAACGGTGAGCATGGAGTTCGGCGCTGTCGGTAAGCGGTTCGCTACAGGTATCGGTGTTGCGGCTACGGCTGCTGTCGCTGCTACGGACACGGGTGTGGCTGTGGCGGGTGTGCAGATCAACGCCTCATACATCTAAGGGAGTTATGACCGAGAAGCGTTTGGACTATGACAGGTCCATCGTCCCCCAGGAGACTGGGTGGTGGTGTGGGCCGGCTAGCACACAAACGGTGTTGCAGGCCAGGGGGATTCGCATCCCGGAGTCGCAGATCGCGGGTGACATCGAGCAGATCGAGAATCCCGGTAGGGGTGACGATCGGGACGGCACCGACTACGTCGGTTTGATCGAGACGTATCTGGATCGGAAGGTTCCGCAGGCGAAGTACACCACGGTGTATATGCCGAACGATCCCCCGAACCGGGCTCAGGTCGAGAAGCTGTTCACAGATGTGAAGCGGTCGATCGACGCCGGATGGGGTGTGGTGGCGAATATCGTTGCGCCGCCTACGAATCAGCCTGCCGGTACTAAGGGCTCTGTAGCTCCCCCGTACATGAAGTGGGTTACCACATACCATTATGTGGCGATCATGGGCTATGACGATACTCCGGGTGCTCGTGCGGTGTGGATCGCTGACAGCGCTAACTTCGGTGGCATCACAGGTTTCTGGTGCCCGTTCGAGGGTCCGGGTTCTATCACGTCGCTGATCCCTCCGAAGGGGTACTGCTTCGCTGACGCCGCTCCGGCGGCCCCGCCTCCCCCGCCCGCACCGAAGCCTGACCCTGTAGCCGAGTTGACCTCGCGCGTTGACCGGCTGACTGCGTCTCTGACGACTCTCCTCAAGCTGATCGAGGCGAACAACCCGGAGCTTCTCCGGGCGTACCTCGACGCCACGAAAGGCAACTAGTGAAACTTCCCGATATCCAGTACCGCCGCATCCTCTACAAAGTCATCCTGGCACTGATCCCCGTGGTCGGCGCTCTGGTGCCGTCCGGTGTGCTCACAGCAGGCACCGCAGGTTTGATCGCTGGCGCTCTGGGATTCCTGGGGAACCTGCTGGCAGACCGGGCTTCCAGCCAGCTCCAGGCTGACGGCACGCTGATCCTGACCGGACCCGTGGAGAAGCAGGTCACCGATGGCATCAACATTCTGGCTGGGCAGGCAGCAGACACCATCACCGGGATCAATCAGGTGAATGACGCTCTGGCGCAGGCGAACAAGATCAGGGACGAGGTCATCGACACCGTGCGTAGCACCCCGGTTGTCGGGCCGTTGGCCCGAGAAGTCCTAGATCGACTTACTTAGATAGGAGGTGGGGGCGAGTATGACAGTTGAGCTCGCCCCTTCCCCTCCGCACATCGTCGGCCCCTCGTGGCAGCGGACGATCGACGGGCATTGGCATCTGCCTGAAAAGACCCTTGGCTGGGGCGTTCTGGCGTGGATGTCTGAGTACGTGAACACGCCAGGCGGTCACGATGACCCTCGCCGGCTCCAGATGCTGATCGACATGTCCGAGGTCGGCATTCCGGTAACCGAGAACATGTTCATACCCACAGACGAGCAAGTGCGCCTTGTGTTGTGGTGGTACGCGGTCGATGACGCTGGGCAATACATCTACCGCGAAGGCGTCATCCGGCGTCTCAAGGGATGGGGCAAGGATCCGTTCACTGCCGCGCTGTGCTTGGCCGAGCTCTGCGGGCCAGTTGCGTTCTCCCACTTCGACTCCAACGGTGACCCAGTCGGAAAGCCCCGCCACGCGGCGTGGGTGACGGTGGCTGCGGTGTCGCAGGATCAGACGAAGAACACGTTCTCACTGTTCCCTGTGATGATCTCGAAGAAGTTGAAGGCCGACTACGGCCTGGACGTGAACCGGTTCATCATCTACTCCGCTGGCGGCGGCAGGATCGAAGCCGCTACGTCGGCCCCTGCCTCGATGGAAGGTAACCGCCCGACGTTCGTTGTGCAGAACGAGACGCAGTGGTGGGGTCAAGGGCCGGACGGCAAGGTCAACGAGGGCCATTCGATGTCCGAGGTCATCGAAGGCAACATGACCAAGGTCGAGGGTGCTAGGACTCTGTCGATCTGCAACGCGCACGTCCCCGGGACTGAGACGGTCGCTGAGAAAGCTTACATCTCGTGGCAGAACATCCAGTCTGGGAACGCAGTTGATACAGGGCTGATGTACGACGCGCTGGAAGCGCCGGCTGACACTCCGATCTCCGAGATCCCCTCCGAGAGGGAGGATCCGATCGGCTACGCAGAAGGTGTTGAGAAGCTCCGAGAGGGCATCATCGTCGCTCGAGGCGACTCCACGTGGTTGCCCGTCGATGACATCATCAAGTCGGTTCTTAGCGTCAAGAACTCGATCACAGAGTCCCGCCGCAAGTTCCTGAACCAAGTCAACGCTTCCGAGGATTCGTGGCTGTCTCCGCAGGAGTGGGACCGGATCGCGGTGGTGGATCCTGGTAAAGCTCTTCAGCCTAAGCAGCGGATCACCCTAGGCTTCGACGGGTCGAAGTCAAACGACTGGACTGCGCTTGTCGCCTGCCGGGTCGAGGACGGGATGCTGTTCCTAGTCAAAGCTTGGGATCCATCTAAGACCGGCGGTGAGGTTCCCCGCGAGGATGTCGATGCGACTGTGCATTCGATGTTCCAGCGGTACGACGTTGTCGCGTTCCGGGCTGACGTTAAGGAGTTTGAGGCGTACGTCGATCAGTGGTCGAGGACGTACAAGAAGAAGCTGAAGGTCAACGCTTCACCTAACAACCCTGTCGCATTCGACATGCGTGGACAGCAGAAGAGGTTCGCGTTCGACTGCGAGCGCCTCGAGGACGCTGTGCTGGAGAGAGAAACCAGCCACGACGGCAATTCGCTTCTGCGCCAGCATGTCCTAAACGCGAAGCGTCATCCGACTAACTATGACGCAATTTCTATCAGGAAAGTTACTAAGGACAGCAGCAAAAAGATTGACGCGGCTGTATGCGCCGTTCTCGCGTTTGGCGCTCGCCAAGATTACTTAATGTCCAAAAAGGCCAGATCAGGAAGGGTGGTAGCAGTTCGATGAAGGGCTGTTCCTTTCCAGATTGCTCCAACAAACACGAGGCCAGAGGTCTCTGCATGGCCCACTACACCCAAAGGTTGCGTGGCCGGGAGTTGAAACCCGTTCGGATTGGCGGTCGTTGGACCTTGGAGTCATTACTAAAGCAAACCACCCCCAGCGGAGACTGCCTTGAGTGGAAGCGCAAGTATGGAAGCGTTTCGTTCTACGGCTCAGTAATCGGCGCACACCACGCGGCTTACAGGTTGGCTACCGGTGAGGACACCGCAGGCAGGCAAGTACACCATAAGTGCGCCAATGCTAAGTGCATTAACCCGGCGCACCTAGAGCTGGCCTCAAATGCAGCGAACACTTTAGAGATGTTCGCTCGCAAAGATTACGAGGCTCGAATAACAGCCCTGGAGGCGCGAGTGAATCATCTAGAGCAACAACTTGACACCTACCGAGACGGGGCCGCATGACGGCTCCGCTTCCCGGCCAGGAGGAGATCGGTAACCCGGACGAGGTCCGGGAGGAGATGATTTCCTCGTTCGAGGATGTGTCGAAGAACCTGGCGAGTAACACGTCCTACTACGAGGCAGAACGCCGGCCAGAGGCTATCGGTGTGACGGTACCTGTTCAGATGCAGTCGCTGTTGGCTCACGTCGGATACCCACGGCTGTATGTGGATTCGATCGCTGAGCGTCAGGCTGTCGAGGGTTTCCGTATGGGAGATGCCGACGAGGCCGACGAGGAACTATGGGCGTGGTGGCAGGCTAACAACCTGGACATCGAAGCGCCGCTGGGTTACACCGACGCGTACGTCCACGGTCGATCGTATATCACGATCAGCCAACCGGATCCGAATATCGATGTCGGATGGGATCCTGCTGTGCCGATTATCAGGGTGGAGCCTCCTACGCGGATGTACGCGGAGATCGATCCGCGTATCGGCAAGGTGTCGAAAGCTATCCGGGTAGCGTATGACTCGACTGGCAACGAGATCCAAGCCGCAACTCTGTACACGATGAACGACACGTTCGGCTGGTACAAAGCTGACGGCGACTGGATGCCGTGGTTCCAGTACACACACGGTCTGATGGCTGTTCCTGTTGTGCCGCTGCCGAATCGGACTCGTCTGTCGGATCTATACGGCACGTCGGAGATCACCCCCGAGCTTCGGTCCATGACCGACGCAGCAGCCCGCACTCTGATGCTGATGCAGGCGACCGCCGAGTTGATGGGTGTGCCGCAGCGGCTGATCTTCGGCATCAAGCCGGAAGAGATCGGTGTGGATTCCGAGACCGGTCAGACGTTCTTCGACGCCTACCTGGCGAGGATCCTCGCGTTCGAGGATGCGGACGGCAAGATCCAGCAGTTCTCTGCCGCCGAGCTAGCCAACTTCACGAACGCGCTCGATCAGATCGCGAAACAGGTTGCTGCTTATACCGGGTTGCCTCCGCAGTACCTTTCGACGGCTGCGGACAACCCTGCCTCTGCCGAGGCGATCCGGGCTTCGGAGTCTCGACTCATCAAGAAGGTGGAGCGCAAGAATCTGATCTTCGGTGGTGCGTGGGAGGAAGCTATGCGTCTCGCGTACCGGATGATGAAGGGCGGTGACGTGCCGCCCGACATGCAGCGTATGGAGACGATATGGCGCGACCCGTCTACCCCGACGTACGCGGCTAAGGCTGATGCTGCCACGAAGCTGTACGGCAACGGAACTGGGATCATCCCCCGCGAGCGCGCCCGCATCGACATGGGCTACTCCATCAAGGAGCGCGAGGAGATGCGGCGCTGGGACGAAGAGGAAGCCGCTCTGGGCTTGGGTCTGATGGGCACGATGTACGCGGCCGATCCGACCGCCGGCACCGGGGCGGGAGCTAAACCGATCGAGGCCGCTAAGTCCAAGTCTGTCGCGGCTGAGGTTGTCCCTAAGGGTCAGGCGCAGAAGGCGTGACACCCGAGGAGTACGCAGCCGCTCAGGCGGCTGTGACTGCCGGGCTTGCCACGTATGTCCAGAGACTGGCAAGTCTTTTCCTAGGTCCGGCCCTCGCCGTTGGCGAGTGGATCCGGTTTTTACAAGTGTTGTTCCCCGAGGTCCAACGACGGTACGCGGAAGCCGCCGATCTGGGCCGGGTCTTCTACGACTCGCAGCGAGCCGTCCACCACCCGGAGATCCCCCGCAACGAGAGGTTGCTGACAGAGCTTCAGTGGGATTGGTTCGTCAAGAACATGGAACCCGCCCGCAAGGAGATGTCGCAGGCCGACTCTCCTCGCAGAGCGGTCACCAAAACTGTTCTTACGGCGGTTCGCGAAGTCGAGATGGCGGGTCGGCGTCAGATTATCGGCGCTGTCGATAACGACCCTGAGACTGAGATCGTCCAGGGTTGGGCGAGGGTGGCGACAGGTCGCGAAACATGCGCCTGGTGTCTGATGCTTATTTCCCGTGGCCCGGTGTATGCCGAGGCTAATACCGCCGGGATCAACTTGGATGACGAGACCGTGATCGACCTCTACAAAGAGGTCGGCTGGGATTCAGAGAAGTTCCGCGAAGAGGTCGATGAGTACGTCGATGAGTGGCACGCCGGATGCGATTGCATGGTGGTCCCTGTGTTCGACGGGGAGAACTGGCCCGGAAAGGACGCCCGCGAGCGGGCTCTCCAGCTTTGGGTTGATGCTGGCTTAGAGGCCAACCGTCTCATCGAGTCTGGTGAGGCTAGAACCAAGAGCGAGTACAAAGAGACGTTGAACGCGCTCCGACGCCGCCTCGAGCGAGGCGACATCAACATGAACAACTACGCACTTGCTGCGTAATACCCTGAACCCCAGGTGGGTTCAACCATCAACAAGCCCAGGAGGCTAATAACCATGTCCGAAACCACTACCACAGACGGCACCGAAGGCCAGACCCCGGAGGTCGGTAAGCCGCTGGAACCGCAGCCGAAGTTGTTCGATGAGGCGTACGTCAAGTCGCTTCGGGACGAGGCTGCTGCCGCCCGTGTGGCGAAGAAGGACGCTGTTGAGGCGGCTATCAAGGAAGTCAACGAAGCTCACCAGGCCGAGTTGGCTGCTAAGGACACCGCTTTCACCGAATTGCAGAACGAGCTAGCGCAGGCGCGAATCGAGTTGGAGAAGCTGTACGTGACCATCGACGCGCAGGTGCCTAGCGACAAAGTTCGGGCATTCGCCGGTATCTTGCAGGGCAACGATTCGGAGTCTATCCAGGCTTCGGCTAAGGCTGCCTACGAGCTCGCTGGCGGGTTCTCGACTAAGAGTCCTGCGTTCGATCCCACCCAAGGGTTCGGGGGACGCGATCCGCTCCCTCTGAACGGAGACCCCATCCTCCAGGCGCTGAAAGCGGCTGTGGGAGCACGATAAATCAAGGAGTAATCGATGTCCGCAGGGACAGCATACGCAGTTAACCACGCCAAGATCTCTCAGACTGGCGACAGCATGTTCTCCGGGTACCTCGACCCGGAGATGGCGTCGGACTATTTCGCAGAAGCGGAGAAGTTCTCGATCGTCCAGCGGTTCGCCCAGAAGATCCCGATGGGTCCGACCGGCCAGAAGATCCCGCACTGGACCGGTAACGTCCAGGCGTCGTGGCTGGGTGAGGGCGATATGAAGCCCATCACCAAGGGCAACATGACCTCGCAGACGATCGCGCCCAACAAGATCGCGACGATCTTCGTGGCGTCTGCCGAAGTCGTGCGGGCCAACCCCGCCAACTACCTGGGCACCATGCGTACCAAGGTGGCTACCGCGTTCGCTCTCGCGTTCGACGCCGCAGCGCTGTACGGCACCAACAGCCCGTTCCCGACCTTCATCAACCAGACCACCAAGGTGGTTTCGCTTCCCGACCCGGGCGGCGCTGGTGTGTCCAACCTCAACGCGTACGACGCGCTGGGTGTGACCGGTCTGGGCCTGCTGGTGAACTCCGGTAAGAAGTGGACTCACACTCTGCTGGACAACGTGGCTGAGCCGATCCTGAACGGCGCTAAGGACGCTTCCGGGCGTCCGCTGTTCATCGAGTCCACCTACGAGGGTCTGGTGACCCCGTTCCGCGAGGGCCGCATCCTGTCGCGCCCGACGATCCTGTCGGATCACGTCGTGGACGGCACCACGATCGGCTTCGCCGGCGACTTCTCCCAGGTCATCTGGGGCCAGATCGGCGGTCTGAGCTACGACGTGACTGACCAGGCGACCCTGAACTTGGGCACCGTTGGTTCGCCCAACTTCGTTTCGCTGTGGCAGCACAACATGGTCGCGGTTCGTGTGGAGGCCGAGTACGCGCTGCACGTCAACGACCCGCAGGCGTTCGTCCGACTGACCAACGTCGTCACCCCGTAGTTTGCTGGGAGGGGCTCTTCTGAGCCCCTCCCGCTGACTATCTGAAAGGATTCACATGATTCTTCGGAATGTTCTCAACAACAGCGTGGCCGAAGTCGGTGACGAGTACGCGGCAGAGTTGATCAACTCCGGTAACTGGGTTGACGTTTCCGAGCCCGCTCCCACCCGCAAGCCACGCACCGCCCGCGCCAAGGCTGCGCCAGCAGACGCGGAGTAGCCCGTGGCGTACGCGACCGCTCAGGACGTTGTAACCCTGTGGGCGAAGGAGCCTGAGCCTGAGGTCATGACTCTGATCGAGCGCAGGCTAGAGCAGGTCGAACGAATGATCCGGCGTCGGATCCCCGACCTGGATGCCCAGGCTGCGATCTCTTCGACGTTTGAAGCCGATCTGATCGACATCGAGGCCGACGCCGTCCTGCGCCTGGTGCGTAACCCGGAGGGCTACCTGTCGGAGACCGACGGCGCGTACACCTACCAGCTTCAAGCTGACCTGTCTCAGGGCAAGCTGACGATTCTGGACGACGAGTGGCAGACCCTAGGGGTCAACCGGCTGTCTCGTATGTCTGTGATCGCCCCTCAGTTTGTGATGCCGACGTGACGTACCCTGTCGATCCCGAGCCCGAGAGCTCTAACCGGCAGGGTCCGGGACCGTACCCTGCGGATTATCCGGCTGTTCGCCCGGAGGATGTGGCACCGTACAACTGCGATCACGATTCGGGTTTCTGTGTCTGCGTTCACGATTGGCGTATCAACTGGGGTAATATCCCCAAGCGCAACAAGTCTCGCGCTACCTACGTTACGGATTCGCCGTGAGTCTCCTCGACACAGGGGCTAGGTATCAGCCTGTGACGGTGTATCCAGAGGAGATGGTGATAGACGCGGACGGCAACAAGCGTACGCGTCCATCTCAGACGCCGATCGAGGCGATCGCACGGCTACAGGTGGCTAATCAGTCTGGTACGTCGGCTCGTCGTGCCGAGCAGGACAACGAGGGGTTCGAGACTGAGAAGGTGTATCGGATGCGGTTCCCGCGTTCGTTCACCAGGGAGCACGGGATCCTGGGCGCTCAGTCAGAGATCGTCTGGCGAGGGCAGCGTTGGGCTCTGTTCGGGGATGCGACCGTCTACGACTCGTCACCCGCCTTGGAGCGGGTTGACTACACGATCAAGAGGTTCTGACGATGAACGAAGTTCACCGGCTAGCACCCCATCTTCGATGGGACGCGTGATGGCTACGGTTTATCTCAACGCTAACGAAGCCGCAGCGCGACACGTTGACACCCACCAGGCGTTGAAGCGGTATCGGGACGGTGTCACGCGGCGTGCCAAGCAGAATCTTGCTGCGGCGAACAAGACGACTCGTGTGTCGAAGACGGGGTATTTCCCGGCTCGCATCGAGGACGATGAGGGCGACGTGGAATACTACACGGCGCTCGTCGCACCCAACGCTATGGCGCTGGAGTTCGGGCATGAGCCATCCGGTGTCTTCGCGGGAACCGATACGAAACCGCCTGACGCCGAGTACATCCTGTCCCGCGCCGCTATCGCGGGGTCTGTCTCCTAGGAGGTTTCATGTCGGTCATGCCCCGCCCCCAGGCGGTCGTGGCTCCGATTCTGAGGGCCGATCCGAGGTTGGCGGGTGTGACGATCACTACCTGGATTCCTGACATCGACTATCGGGAGTTCCCGATGATCAACATCCGGCGTATCGGCGGTATCCGCAACCCGGACGCGCCAACGATCCATTCGATGCCGGTGATCGAGATGTCCGCGTACTCCACCGACGGGCTCATCGAGTGCGAGGAGCTCTACGAGACCGCTCTCGAGGTTCTGTACGACGCTGTCAAGAACGGCACTCAGACGAGTGCCGGCTACCTGCAATTTATGTACGAGACGATGGGCGCTACGCAGTTCAGTTCCCTGTTCCAAGACTCGTGGCGTATCCAAGGGCTGATTCGGCTAGGTGTACGCAAACCCAGAACAATTCTCTAACCGAAAGGTAATGCCGTTATGGCACAGAATGATTCGGCGGTATTGACCGCTGCGGTCGGCTATATCTTCGTCGGCCCCGTGGGCACGCCGCCTCCGACGCCGGCTGCCCTGAAGACGATCGACCTCTCCACCTACGGGGCTCAGGTTCAGACCCTGAAGATCACCGGCGCTCCGACCGGCGGCACGTTCACCCTGACCGTCGGCGGTCAGACGACCGGCGCGATCCCGTTCAACGCGACGACCGCCGCCGTGCGTACCGCGCTCGAGGCTCTCACCGCCGTCGGTGTTGGCAACGTCGTGGTCTCTGGGGCGCTGATCAGTGACGCGAACGGGTTCGATGTGGCGTGGGCTGGATCCAAAGCCAACGTCTCTCAGACGATCACTTCGACTCCGACGCTGACTGGCGGCACTTCGCCTGCTGCTCCGGTGACCATTAAGTCTGCGGCACTGGGATGGAACAACGCCGGCCACACCAGCCGGGGAACTCTCCCCGAGTTCGGATACGACGGTGACACCACCGAGATCCGTGGTTCGTGGCAGAAGAAGAAGCTGCGGGAGATCCAGAAGGACGACCCGATCGACTATCTGTCTGTTGTCCTGCACCAGTTCGACAAGGACGCTCTGGGCCTCTACTACGGCCCCAACGCTTCCACCACTTCGGGTGTGTTCGGTGTGTCGAGCAACTCGCAGAACACCAACGCCGAGGCCGCTGGCCTGGTGGTCATTCAGGACGGCTCGCTGCGCCTGGGCTTCCACTTCCACAAGGCTGCGGTGAAGCGGGACGACAAGATCGAACTTCCGATCGATGATCTGGCTGCGCTGCCGATCAAGTTCACGTTCCTCGACTACGGCAGTGAACTGCTGTTCTCGTGGATCAACCAGGATCTGTTCGCCTAGGCGACAACGTGACTGGGGGGATGGGTTTCCTTGGCGGGCCTGCCCATCCCCCCTCCTGGCTCCTCTGTGCCCGCCATCTCACTCTATGAAAGGTCCGCTACATGTCTAACGTTTTCACTCTCGACGCTCTCCGCGAGGAGACCATCCGGCGCTACTCCCCTACGCGGGTCGAGCTTGGCGACGGCAAGGTGGTCGAGCTCAAAAGCCTGCTGCGGCTGCGGGAGAAAGAGCGCAAGGCTGTCATCTCCGCGATCGAGGCTATCAACGGTCTCGATGTCAGCGACGACGACGACGACGAGTCGCTGGCCGAGTGGTCTGAGGCTGTCACCGAGCGTTGCGGTGAGATCTTCGAGCTTGTCGCCTCTACCCCGAAGAAGCTGATCGCCGCGTTGGATCACGAGGATCCGACGATCAAAGCGAACCTGTACACGGCTGTGTTGACCCGTTGGATCGGTGAGTCCCAGGTGGGGGAAGCTCAGCCCTCGCCGGCCTCCTAGACAGGCACGGCGAGGCTATCCTCGCTGATCTCCTCCTGTACTACAACGTCGATCTGCGGGATCTTTTCTCCGAGGAGAAACCTCTGTCACCGAGGTATGTGCTGTCTCTGATCATGCACCTGCCCAGCGACGGGGCTTTCTTCGCGTCGAGACGTGGTGGCCCCGAGTTCCGTGGTTGGGACACCGACCGCTACGCGCTGGTCGCTTTGGTCAACGCTGCGAGGGTCGGTAACTACATCCAGACGATGGTTCACCGCGACCCGAAGCGGGCGAAACCCGCTGCACCACCGCCGTTCCCGACGCCGGATGGTGAAGACCACAGGCCTAAGCCTGGTTCTTTCGCGGCTATCGCCGCTTCGATGTTCGCCGCTCAGCGGCATAAGGAGGAGATGATCAATGGGCGCTAAGAAACCGGGTATGGCTACAGGTGTCCAGGTAGCCCGGATCACTGTCAAGGTCTCCCCTGACACGAAGATGTTCCGCAAGGAACTCAAGAAGCAACTCGATGGTCTTGAGAAGAGCCTGGCTTCTAAGGCGAAGGTGTCTGTGGACACCAAGGCAGCAACGGCTGAGGCCAAAAAGGCCGCAGAGGCCATGTCCAAGAACAAGGTCAAGTTCAACATCGACTCCAAATCTCTCGACACAGATGTCGAGAAGATGCGGAAGAAGATGGATCTTCTTGACCTCAAGTGGGACAAAAAGAAAAAGGATTTCCTTCGCGGAGGGACTTTCGAGAAGGTCAGTGCCCCTAAGTTCGAGTTTGCTCAGATGCGTTCTGAGAGCAACCGGATCATCCAAGAGTTTGAACGTGCTCGCGACAAAGCACTTGCTGGGAACAAAGATCTAGCGCTAGCACTTAAACCTGATCTCAAGTGGTGGAACCCTAAAGTCCTTAGGAACAGGTTGGGGCTAGGCGACGGGTTGACAATTCCCGTCAAGTACGAAGAGAAGAATAAGCCAGGAAACAAAACTCCAACAAAAGGGAGTGGAGGTAAAGGCGCAGATCTAGTTCCCAACTTCGGCACTGGGATCAATCCTGCCGGCTACGCAGTAGTGTTGGCGGGCGTAGCAGAGGTTGCAGCGCCTTTGATGGGTTTGATTACCACTTCGCTTCTAGCTATACCTGGCATGATCAGCATGATAGCCGCCCCTATTGCGGCTATAACGCTAGGCCTGGACGGCTTCAAGAAGGCGGCGGAAAGCATCAAGGAGCCGTTTGAGGGTCTTCAGCAGACGATGTCGAAGACGGCTGAGGACTCTTTCACTCCGGTGATGCAGCGTATCGCTGACGAGATCTTCCCTAAACTTGAAGCGTCACTTCCGGGGGTAACCAAGGGCCTCGCCGACATGGCTGACAGCGCCCTGGACGGCCTAGCGGGGCCGCGCATGGAGCAGTCTATCGAGCGAATCGGGCAAGCTTTTTCCGATATCGATCTGAGCGGATTTACTTCAGGCATATCCGGGCTCATCGATGAGTTCACAAAAGAACTCCCCGACATCACTAAGTGGCTCAACGATTCCGGTAAGGGATTCAACGAGTGGGTCACGAAGATCTCACAAGATGGAACCCTTGAGACGGCGTTCGATCAACTAGGGCACACGATCGACACCGTGTTGTCTAAGTTGGCCGACTGGGGCCGCGCAGCGGTGAACTTTATGGGCACGCCCGGATCTATGAACGGGTTTATCGAGACTCTCGGTAAAATTGGCGACGGTATCACGAAAATCATTGAGCTTTCAGGGAAGCTTAACGAAGCTTGGCAAGCTGTTGTGCAGGCCGGGAGGTTCGTTGGTTATCTAGGAAACCTTATTGAAGGCGACCTAAAAGGCGCTTGGAGCAACGCGGAAGACCTGTTCACGAACAAGCCGTGGCTGGAAAACGCCACTAGTGCTGGGACTAAGGCACAGGTTGATGCGCTGACTAAGTCAGCCCAGGAAGCAGGTAACGCGGCTTCTGATGCCCAGGGCAAGTTGCAGAGTCTTGTCGGCGAAGGGGCACCTCAGTCTCTGAAGGGTGCAGTTCTCCCTGGTGGTCACGGCGCAGGAGGTGGGGCTTCTGTTGCAGCACCCGAGCCTAAGACACAGATTGAACCACCTGACACTACCGCCGCTATGGCCGCTATCAACCAATACAAAGATGATGTCACTACCGTAATCAGCGGAATTAAGACAGCTTTGGATGATGTAGGCCAAATAAAGGCGCCTGACCTCTCAGGCTTCGCTGCTTCCTTCGATGGCATGGAAGACGTAGCCAGAGGGGCTATGCAGAGTGTGGTTGCGTCGATAGAGCAGGGCGGCAATAACGCCGCTGCTGCGGCTACCGCCGCCGGTAACAGCATCTACCAGGCCATGTTGGCTGTGGTTCCGTTGTTCCAGACGGTGGGGTTGCAGATGATGGCCGGTCTTGCGGCCGGTATTCAGGCTGGTTCTTCCGGGGCTATCACCGCAGCGGTGAACGCAGCGACAAGCGCTTACAAGGCAGCTAAGGACGCGCTCCAGGTCAAGTCTCCCTCCCGCAAGTTCATGGAGATCGGCGGCTACGCCTCCGAGGGGCTAGCTGTCGGTATCGAGAACGGTATCGGCCCTGTCATCGACCAGGCGAAGGGTCTTGCGGCTAAGGTCGCTGACGCTTTCGCCAGCGGCGCTGATCCGAGTCTGAACTTGGACGGCTACACCAACAAAGAGGTGAGCCGGATGGAGAAAGTCCTCAACTTCGAATCGAAGCGTCTTGGTATGCAGGCGAAAGCTCTTGACTACCAGGCGAAGACGACAGGCAACGACGCTCTGAAGGGCAAAGCGGACGAGATCCGGCTACAGCAGGATCAGATCAACATGCAGCGCGAGATGCTGGGTCTCACCCAGGAGTACGCGGACCTCCAGAACCCCGGCGGTGGTTCGAAGAGCGACAACCCGTTCCTGGCGTCGATACAAGAGTTGATGAAGGTTCCTGACGCTTTCGGCGGCGCCACGATGAGCCAGGCTATGCAGGACTTGGGGATCGGTGGTAACGGCGCTCTCGAGGCTATGGGCGGCTACGGAGCCGAGCTCCTCACCAAGGGTGTGACAAACATCTTCAACACTTCCAATGTTGACGACACGATCTCCCTCCACAACAACCAACTCAACAGGCAATCCCAGGGGATTGTCGGAAGGTAGTTAGCTTGAGTTCAACAGTAGTTGAGCTCGAAGGAGTTAACGGCGAGTGGTTCAACTTGACCACGGGGGATCGTGGGGTGTACCTGGCGACAGATGTCAAGGGTGCGTTCTACGATCCTCCGGTCAAGTGTGTGTACGAGGAGCCCGGTAACTACCCGGGTGCCCGGTACTTGAACCATCGGGTTCTCCGTCGAGACATCGTTTTTGGCGTTGAAATCTTGAATGACAAAGGGGCCGGCTCGTGGTTGAGCCGGGACTCCGAGTGGCGTAAAGCGTGGGCGTTCGACGCCGACTGCAAGCTCCATGTGACGACCCCGGAGTCGGGCAGTCGATACCTGAAGTTGCGGCTGTTCGAGTCCCCGGACGTTGACATGTACACAGACCCTAACGGGAACCGGATCAACCGGACTGTGATGACATGTGTGGCGGGTGATCCGTTCTGGTACGAGGACGACGTGGTGTACACGGTTACGACCTCGACTGACACCCGGTTCAATCCGGCTGTGCTGCCGTGGCCGTGGCCGCAGCCGAGCCTGCCTGTCGAGAACTTGACAGTCACCGTGGACCCGTCTGACGGTCGCGGAGGGTTGAACCCTACTGACAACTACATCTTCCCCGTCTGGACTGTCCCTGGATCGACTGAGGCACCGTCTAAGCCGTATGTACCTGGGTTGCCGTGGCTGGGGGCTCCTACGTCGAAGGCGACGATCTGGACGCTCCCCGATTACAGCTTCGAGGATCCCGATCACGCGACCCGCCGTGTGCGGTTGCCGGGGTTGATCGGAGGGTTGAGGACTGAGGAAGTTCAGTGTTTCAACTTGGATGGCCGTCTGTCCGGCGGCAACTTCAAGCTGAAGCACGGATCTGAGTGGACAGGGAGCATCCCGTGGAACGCCTCTCCAGGCGTTGTGAAGTCCTCGCTTGAGGCTCTGGCAGCTATAGCCTACGACGATATCGAGGTCACACGGGGCAAGTCCACCAACGAAGTTCAGATCATCGAACTCGAGGGTGGGCCTACCGGAGGTACGTTCACGCTGTCGTTCGCCGGACACACGACGCTGCCGATTCCTTACAACGCATCGAACTTGGATATCTACGGAAAGCTCCAGGCGTTGCCGTCGTTAGGCGCGTTCGAGGTCGGCGTGAAGTCGAAGGTGACCAACGAAGTTCAGGTGATCAAGCTCGTCGGTGAACCTCGCGAGGGTACGTTCACTCTGACGTTCGACGGTCAGACGACGAATCCGATCCAGTGGAACTGCTCTCCGATTCAGTTGCAGTTCATCCTCGCTGAACTGACGGGGATAGATCTCACCGACATCTCTGTTACGCAGGACATTTTCACTCCGTACGCGCCGTGGACGGTTCGGTTCGATGGTTTTGTCGCCCCGAAGTATCCAGGTATCAACCTTCAGCAGATGACCGGAGACCCCGAGGGTCTCGAGGGCGGCGCTGGGATGGATGTTATCGTCTCGACCGAGACGCAGGGCTCCCGCCCGTACGTGGTCACGTTCAGAGGTAATCGCTCCGGGCAGAACGTCCCTGAGATGACGGCGAACTCGAGCGGTCTGACCGGCGGTGTGTCGCCGACGGTGAAGATCCGCACCGACGTTCCGGGGTCGTACCCGTACATCGTCAAGTACCGCAACGCGCTTGCGGGACAGAGTTTCCCGCTGTTGCAGGTTGACGTGTCGGGGCTGTCCGGTTCCGATCTGGGGTCTCGCGTGTGGAAGACCGTCGAGGGCTACACCGCGCCTGCTGAGAACTGCGTGATCGATACCGATCCTCGCGCTGAGCAGATCGTGTCGGAGTCCGGTTCTGCTGTGTGGTCGCGGATGAACGGTGTCAGGTTCCGGCACCCGATCCCGCCGTGGACGAAGTCGAAGACATTTCAGATCTCTGTATCCGGCTGTGCGCCCGGGCAGATGGTCACGTTGCGGCTACCTCGCCCTTGGTCGAGGTGCTGGGGATTGGAGTAGCCAGATGGTTCGGTTTGTGCTTCGGGTGCTTGGTGTTCCGGTGCTGTCGCTAGACACGATCCACTACGAGCTCGTCGGTGACGACGACGACACCGAGCGCATCGAGGGGGGTTCGGCCCACAACTTCGAGCGGGACGTGAACCCGCTCTCTCCGGACGATAGGTACGGCTGGGAGTACGAGGACCGCTCGTTCGGGTTCGGGGGTCCGCGTGCCTGATATGTACGGAGGTCTCTCGACTCTCGACCACCACAAAGAGTTGTGGGGTAAGTGCGAGGTCCGCAAGAAGAAGCGTGAGAAAGATCGGCTTGCTCCTCCGTTCGCGAGGTTTTGGGATGGCGACTACAACTTCCGGGGGGTAGTCGCCGGGTGGCGTGAGATCGAGTTCGAGTTCATCGAGAACGAGACTGGCACGGCGTCGGTCATGCTTTCGCTGGATCATTACCTGGCTAAGTGGGTGATGAACCACAAAGGCCGTGCTAAACGCAACGTCCATGTGACGATCGAGAAGCAGGGTGCCCGCTGGTCCGGGTGTATGGATCACTACCGCGTCGTTCGCACGAAAGAGGGCGACCGGTATATCGAAATCATTTTCAAACATGATTTCGAGCAGATCAAGCATATTCTCGTGTGGAGTAATCCATTCCTCAGGGCCGAATTCCAATTTCCGAAAATGTGGGTCATTTTCGGTCCAGCGAAATTCTGCCTTCTGGTTACTCTTTTCTGCCAGCTTATGCGGCTCGAAACTTCTTTGTGGACTCTGCCTGATAATCCTCTTGACATAAACGAGTGGATAGGTCCGAGTTTCTGGCCTGGAAATTGGCGTAACATCGTCAAACCGTTCCCGATCCTTGGTGACAACTCTAATCTGACCATTGTCTTTTCGAGGTTCAAGTCGTTCTACGAGGTTGCTAAACGCCAACTGGAGCAGTCGCAGTTGACGTTGACGTGCAGGCGGTACCTGAAGGACGAGGATCCTCACCCGTTCCACGACCTCGCCGGAGAGCTCGACAACGTGGTGGTCGAGGATCTGTTCACGCTGATCCCGCTACGCCACGGCTGTCTGGTGTGGGACATCGTTGACAACTCCGAGTGGGGATCTGAGACCGCTTTCGGCGGGTCTCTGCTGGTGGGATTGGTCAGGGCTGCTGTGAACCTGACCGCTGACGGTGTCACCGAGGGTGTCGAGGTCTTCACAGGCGATCCGACGTTCCCCGGCGAGTACTACACCCCCAACTTCATGGGCACGTCCCCGAAGGCACCGTGGGTGGTGTACGAGGAGGGGCCGCTCACTGGCATCGAGTCGAGCGAGTTCATCTACTACGAGGCCACCGATACGTCCGTGGTTTTGGGTGGGCACAGTATGCCCGGTGTCAACGAGGCTATATCGACAGGTATCAATATGGCCGGGGACTTCCTGACCTCGCTGATCAACAGCCAACTGGCTGTTCTGTCGAACGTGCCTGGCGCTGCGCTGGATCTACCTCCGCTGGGAGGCGTCCTGGACTCTATCGCAAAAATTGCCTACGAAGACGTCATAGCCGCATTTATGGAGGTACCGACCTTGCGGGCGGCTGAGATGTCGTTGCCTATAGCTGGCCTCGAGAACGTGATGACCGGTATTGGTGACTTCCATTTCTACGAAGGTTGGGCCGACGGCGCTGACCGCGCCTTCACCTTGTCAGCCACCCTCGCCGCCAGGGCGAAGGTGTATGCGACGAGGGCCAGGACGGCCCACACCATCAAGGTGGCCGACGCCGCCCCGTACTACATCGGGGAGAAGGGGCACGGCGATTTCTGGCTGGGCTCCAGGGTCGGCACGACGGTGCTGGGATACCCGGACCCCAACACCATTTTCGTAGAGCGGGTCACCCGCATCAAATACAAACATGACAAAGACGGCCCCTCAGGCTGGGTTTTGGATGTCGGCTATCGAGAGCCGGAAGATCCTCTGCTCAAGACGTTCCAGTTGATTCAGGAAATCAACGGAGCGATCAGCCAACTAGGGGTCTGGTAAAGAAAGGCTCGCCGTGATTCCATCTCAGTCCACCGCAGACATGAACAACCCTCAGGAACATTTCGCCTGGGCGCTTCGCAATATGCCCGCTTTCGCGGGCGCAGGCTTGGTGACTCATCCGGGGTTTTTACGTCAGTGGTCTGAGCATCTGTGGAATTGCGGTTTCGCGCACCGTGACTACCTGGAGGGGCTTGCTGATGAGAACGGGAATATCCACGTCAGCAAGCTCCCCCAGCAGTCCATCAAGTTCCAAGAGGCTGTGCGAGGGCCGCGCCACGGCTACAACAACGCCGCTCGCTGGGTAGGATCCGACACCCCGGATCCTGAGCCGATCAACCTGCCCGACATCCGGCAACTGACTGTCCAAGAGAACGAGGCAATGCTAGACCAGTACCGCGCCGCTGGGCTGATCCCCCCTGCTGTGAGGGGGATTCCTGGCGCGGAGGTCGTGTCGTGAAGGTGACGATCCCGAATATCGCCCGGTTCTGGAAGCGGCTGATGTTCCCGCCGGATACCGACCAGTACCGCCACAACCGGCTGGTGCTGAAAGCGGATATACCGTGGGAGCCGTGGTTGCACGCCGGGGTGTGGTGTTCGATCCTGCTTATCTTGTTCATCGGTGAAGAGGGTGTGATCCCACCTATCGACGGGATCGACTGGTATTGGATCGTTTTCGGCCTGGTATCGCCAACTGTCGGTTTCTTCTCTGTTTGGACGTTGGAGCATCACAAAGGCAGGCCGAGGTATTACGCGCTGTGGGGCAGGATGCTCGCAGACTCCGGGCTTGTGTTGACGATCCTGCTGTATCAGATAGCCCGGTTCTTTGTTCACTCCGAGCTTTCGGCTTTCGGATTCGGGTACGGCGTTGTGCCCAACATGATCCTGTTCCTGTCAATGTGGTTCACCGCGACTCTGGTCGTGCGCGATATCCGCTTCATCGTTGCGACAGAAGCACTCGCGGCGAGCATCTACCGGAATGTCCACTGCCTGCGCGTCACCGAGTGGGCAGCGGAATGGGGGGAAGATGAGCGCAGATGATGTCATCAAGATCATTGCGGCTCTGGGGTTGGGTTCTGGTCTGTCCGCTGTCATCACCGCTGTAGTCGCGTCCCGCAGCCAGAGGGGGAAGTCCCGTGCCGAAGCGGCCGATCTGTTGATCGGTGCCGCCGAGCGGGTCGGGAAGTTGAACGCGGATCTACATGAAGAGGTGAGCGACCTGAGGTCGCGGATAGATCAGATTCAGTTGTCGATGTTCGAGTACTTGGGTGAAGAGATCAGCCGGGAGGAACTTTTGCAGAGGGTTAAGGAGCTTCGTAGATGACGTTGACCGCGCCGGATGGCGCTTACACCATCGGCGGCGGGCAGTGGAACTACGGCCAGACGATGTCTGAGTCGGTCGGCAAGTCGATGTTCGAGATGGATCAGCCGACACCGGAGAACATGCTCGACCTGCTGAGGTTGTCACTCACCAAGCTGCCTATCGAGGCGTTGAAGCCGTTTCAGGGGTTCCTGGGCCTGGCTGACGAGTTCTTCGACAACGTCGAAAACGCAGTCAACGCGATCATCGACGCGTTGGGGCTTCGACCGGTGTTTCAGACCGTTGAGGCTTTCGGTGAGTGGGTTGCCGAGTTCTTCACCAAGCTGGCTGGTGTATTCACCGGAGATATCGACAGTTTCGTCAACTGGTTCCAGCAGTCGATCCTGTCGATCTTCTCCTGGCTTCCGCTGAGCCACCTGTTCCCGAAGCCTGTGAACCTGCTGAAGCTCGCCGCGTTCGACGCTGAGTCGGACATGAGTGAGACAGAAGGCTGGGAGTGGGATGCGACTACGTCCGCTTCCAGCGACGGCGGCGGGTCCGCGA